CCCAGATGTATATGTTGTAATCTTCCTCTGCATCTTCACCGATCTGCACCCTGACGTTAGTACCGTCCGATATGCTTATCGTGTTATCCACGATAGACAGCTTGTGAGAGTTGTCACCGTAGATACGGACTGCATTGGTGAAGATGTTACCCGCGCTGATCTTGCTTGCAGATACACTGTCTATCATAGCACTCTGTATCTGAGCATTACCGAGCTGTGCTATCACAGCATTTGCAAAAGATGTCTGTATGCTCGTGCCTGTCGCAGAGCCGAACATCAGAGTATCGATATCCGCTACGTTCGCTTCAACGGAGCCTATCCTTGCGGTAGCCGCCTGCAGGTCAGTTATATTAGCTTTCTGCGCTACCAGTGTACTGATATTCGCTGTTGCAGCTTGCAGATTAGTGATATTGGCATTTACTGCCGTGATATCCGAAGCATACAAGCTGTGGAATGATGCCACGTCACCCTCGAGGTACTGTACACGTGCTGTCACTGCCGTGAGGTCGGTAACATCTGCCTTGTCAGCCCTCAGCTGTCGGATATCCGCTTGTGCAGCTGTCAGCGTTCCGGTTATCTCAACGTCTACTGCTTCAAGGTGTCCTATGACAGCATTTGTAGCTTCAAGGTTCTCGATAGTAGCGTAGGTTATCTCCGCTACATCAGCCCTCAGGTACGAGGTCTTTATCTGGTTTGCATCACGCTTTAATCTCTCGATCTGCTGATGTGTACTGCTTCTATCCTCGTCCCTGCTGTCCGTAGCCTTTGCGGAGAGCTTGTCAGTCATGCTCTGGAAGCCTGCTAACGTTCTCTCGAAGATGTACGTCTCAATCTGCTCTCCGTCAGAATCAATTGTTATCATGTCCCCGACTTCTAACCACGGTCTGCCTGTTATCGGTGTGTTGTGCCCGGTGTAGGTGATACCCTCGAAAGCTCCGTATATCGTCTGTGCTACTCTTGCGAGGTCTGCATCGTTGAGATCGTAGCAGAGGAAGTTATCACTGATCGTGTAGGCATTGAAGCCGCCCTGTGCAGGATAGACAATACCCTGTTCGTTGGAGAGCGAATAAGCTATTGCCGCTTCTATCTCAGGAACTTCCCAGTTCTCGTGCGTGGCTCCCGCCTTGTAGTGGTCTGCACCACCCTCGAAGAGTGTTATGACTGATTCGGTGCCCAGTCTGACGAAGGAAAGCTGACCCTGTCTGTTGATGTGACCGAATGCACCGTTTATCTCGCAGATAGCTCTTAACGCCTGCCGTCCTGTGAGGTTGATATCCACAGCATCACTCTTCGTGATTACCATATCATCAAGCGGTAACCGCTGTTCGGGTGCTGTCTCAACGCCCACATGAGCGCACAGTGCAATTCTGAACTGCTGTAAAGTCATCGGGAACGAGAGCGAGTTGTACCACTCGAAGATCTTCACATCGAACTTAATCATGCTGTCATACGCTGTCAGAGTGTAGAACCATGTGTTGTTCTCGTGTGGTACATCATCGACATAGAACGTGCCCATGTCGAGCTCAACGGACACATTTCCCTGTGAAGCGTTGAGCACGACAACAAGCTTCTTGTCTTTCAGCTCTGAGCTGTTGAGGTTAGCAAGCTTCACAGTCAGCACCGATGATTCACAAGCACCTATGTCAAGGCTCTGAGCGGAGCACAGACTTTCCTTTATGGTCAGACTGTTGTCAACCATCTTTTCTGTCGGTATCGTGAACTCGGGTTCATCGTCAGAGTTGTATACAACTATCTGCCAATTCTTGACGGTACCGTTTGCTAGCAATATCTGCTGCTGTTCGCTAGAAATGTCTATCATCGCTGCTCACCGTACCCTATGAATTTGAATGTCGTTGATTTGTATATCAGGGTGTTATCCTGTATACGGCTGTATGTGAACGTCATATCGGGCATATAGAACGTATCTGTGCAGTAGGCCATTCGTTCATCATTCCAGTATGTGAGCGTGAGTTTACGCTCCATACTGTTGATGATGCCGCTCTCGATAGCTTCTTTGAATGCCGCTACCTGGTCAACGTTCAAGCCGTCAAGTGTCGTTAATTCAAGTGTTGAAGTCACCCCCGGCAGAACATTTCTGTGAAGTATGCCGTAACCGTCTCGGTACGAATCCTTATCCTGCCTTTGGTCAGGGGTGCATTTAAATCCCTCTGCAGCTAAGTACTGATCGAGGATAGTTCCGTTGTAGGCTTTTACCAGATAGCCCCTAAAGTTGCTCATACTCAATCACTCCTGTCTTATACTGTAAAGGGATTTCTGCCTGTCGATTTCTGCTCTTTACGAGCACTAATTTTCACGCTGCTGTATATCGCATCGTCTGATATGCCTGTCTCTTTGTTGTCGATTGCATCTACAACATCACCAAGCCTGTTTACTACCGCATCTAAGCGGTCAGTGATTGCCGCTATATTAACGGAACTGTCAGTTCCGCTTGAATCGGAGTTGTCATACTGTGCGAGCTTGTAAGGTACCACGCTACCCGCAGCCACAGCAGGAACGGAGAACGTCACATTACCCGCGATAGCTTCAAGCCGCTCAATCATGTCCGTGAACGCATCTGTTATCTTATCTGAGAAGTTGTCAAGGAAACCTGTGTACTTGTTGTCCGCGTTTATCGGGATAAGTACGCTAGTGTCCTGCGCTTCATCGGAGATACCCTGTGCGAGGTCTGATACGGCGTTAAGAGCTATGCTCTTGTTCTTGTTGATACCCTCAGCCATGAGCTCCAACATATCAGGCATATAGGTGTGGAAGTTACTCAGAGGACCCTTCTCAGGTTCGGAGAATCCGAGGTAGTCTCTGATATCTCCTGCGAGGGAGCTTACCGAATCCCATACACTGCCTGCCATGTTACGAATACCGTTAGCCATGTTATCACATATATCCGCGCCCCATGTCCAAGCGTTGGAAACGAGGTTTGAGAATGTGCCTGAAACTGATGACCAGATACCCGACACAGCATTTGATACTGTGGACTTCATGGAGCTGAATCCGTTTGAAATGCTCGACTTAATGCTGCTGATCTTGCTTGTTACGGTTGAGTATACGTTGCTGAATCCGTTCGATACCGAAGTCTTGATACTTGACATCTTAGAGGAGATCGTGTTCCAAGCGTTTGTGAAGCCCTCGGAGACCTTCTGTTTGATGCTTGATACCTTTTCGACTACCGCATCCTTAGCAGCCGAGAACTTCTCGGAGATCGCAGCCTTTATCTGTGAAGCTGATTCCTTTATTTTGCTTGTAACCGCATTCCATGCTGTTGAACAAGCCGACTTGATGCCGTTCCATGCGCTTGTACATACCGACTTGATGCTGTTCCAAGCGTTTGTGAAGAATGACTTGATAGAGCCCCATGCGGCAGAAATGCCGTTTTTCAAGCCTGCTATCAGGAAGCCGCCCATTTCCGCCATGACTGTTGACGGAGAGTGTATACCGAATGCCGCCTTGAAGCCGTTGATAAAGGGGTCGAAGATGTTCGTTACTATCCAAGAGCCTATCGAAGCTAAGCCCTCAACTATACCAGTCAAAACACCTTCCCAGATGTTGCCGCCTGCTTCCTTGATCTGTTCGGAGAAGTAGCCTTCAACGGCAAACCATGCAGTTTTAACGCCCTCCCACAAGGTTAAGAAGAATGAGCCGAGAAGTGATACAGCACCGCCTATTGCACCGCCTAAGAGCTCGAATGCCTTAGCGATAAGGCCGCCCCAGTCAATGCTTGTAAGCATACCGACCAGACCGTTCAGCACACTACTTGCAAGCTTACCCCAGTCCAGAGTGCCTACAAATCCTGTGATGAGGTTCAGTGCACCGGAGAGGATATTGCTGAGCATGGAAGTCAGGCTCTTAATTACGCCTACCCAGTCAATATTGTTGATGAACTTCGCGATATCCGCGCCTATCTGTGAGAAGTCAATGGACTTGAACGTTTCAGAAACAAAGTCGAAAGCGTTCTTTACTGCCGTTGAGAGTGTCTCACCGAGCATACTCCAGTCCACAGCTGCGAATGCGTTGTTGACTGAACTGCCTATGCCCTTTGCAAGGCTCTTGAAGTCGAAGTTATGAACTACGGAGTGTATGAAGCTGAGAGCTGATTGGAACATAGTTCCGATAGTCTTACCAAGCTTACCCCAGTTAACTCCATGAATGAAGCCGTTCAGTCCGTCCATGAGGGACTTGCCGAGGTTCGCCCAGTTAATGCCTGTGACTAACAGGTTTATTGTGTTGACTATCGTGTTAACGCCCTGAGCTACCGTATCACCTATCAGTGTCCAGTTCACGTTATCAACTATCGAGTTGAATGTCCTTGTAAGTCCGTTCGCGAAAGCGGTTATCTTCGGGCCTACGTTGTCCCAACTGATAGCAGAATTGATTTTCTGGACTATGCTGTTGAATTTATTTGCTATCGCTTCACCGATTCCCTCAAAGTCGCCATTCTTGAAAGCGTTCTTGATCTTATCAGCTATGCTCTTTATCTTGCTGTCGATCGGTACCGTCTCAAACATATCAGCAGGGTTCGTATCTCCCGCATTGTTTGAGTTGTCCGAGCCCGATGATGTGTTGTTCAGTTCATCGAAGCCCGCTACTGACTTATTGGCTTTGTCTGCCGCTTTTGACGTTTCCTTTAGTGATGCCGCGTAGTCTTTCTGGACTGTGACTGCCTTCTTGAAGGAGCTTGCACCCGAGAGTGCAGCTACGAGCATACCTATCTTTGTAAACGCATCTGACAGCAGATTTATCAACGTTGTCAGTATCGGAGATACCACAGTGATGATAGGCGCGAAAGCTGTTGCAAAACTGTTTTTCAGCTGTGCAAGCGCCGTCATCATAGCAGACATTGAAGCGTTAAGTTCGGGTGAGACCTGCGAGAGGTTCTTGATACCGTCTACCGCTCCTGAGAACAGAGCCGATATAAACCTACGTTTGAGCATACTCTTGATTCGAGTACCGAAGGAAGTAAACACCTTCGTGAGCTTCTTCACGGCCTGCATGGAGCCGTTTGAGGACTTGCCGAAAGCCTTCATGTTGCTTGTCGCTGCCGCTATGCTCCTGCCCAGGAGCTTGAAAGTGGTAACGCCCACCTTAGCCATGCCTTTGAGTGTAGCTGACAGAATACGTGTTCTGCCGTTCGCACGAGATACCTTGTTCTCATACTCAGCTACCCTCTGTTCGAGCTGCTGTATCTGGCTTGCAGTCTCCTGATAAGCTGTCGTATCTGTACCGTCAACTCTATCAGTTCCCGCAGTTTCCATTGTAGCCTTCTGTGCTTCATACTGCTGCAGCTTCTGTTGTGCAGCTGTAATTGCCTGTTCAGTCTTGCGCCATTCCTCAGAAGTCCTGTCCGTACCCTGAGCGAGCATCTTATCTCTTGCCGCTAAGAGGTCATTCAGCTTAGCCCTAGCCGCTTCAAGGCTCTGGTTAAGTGTGTCGTATTCATCGGTTGTTACTCGTGTACTGCCGAACGTTTCAAGCCGCTCACGCAAGTACTGTATCTGCCGCTGAACATTAGCTACTTTGAATTCAAAGCTATCAACAGCGCTTTCACTGCCGCCCATAGCTTTCTTAGCTGCGGGTTCAAGTCCGTATATCTTATTTTCAAGTGTACGAATGCTTGTACCTATTGAGTTGTAAGCGCTGTTGAAAGCTTTCGTTTCACTTTCAGCGCTTCTTATATCCTGCTTGACGGTCTGCCATGCCTGCTTATTCTCGGCTGCGAGCTGTTTAGTGCTTGCCCTTGCCGCTTCTGTCTGAGCTTTCGCCTGAGCGATCGCAGCAGTTTCAGCCGCCTTAGCTTTCTCGGTCTCGGACTTTACCCTGATGATCTCGGTCTGCATACGCTGTAAGGAAGCTTGCAGGTCATCATATCGGGATATCAGCAGTTTCAGACTGTCGTTATCCTTAGCACGGACTATCTCGCCGCTCTTGGACTTAACGCCTGCTCCGTAGACTTCCTCTATCTTAGCACCGAGCTTGTCAAGACTGCTTTCGGCAGCATTTGCTTTCGTTTCAAACTTTGATATGTCCTTAGCGCCGCCGCTTGATGCGTTGTCGTATGCTCTTGACACATCTGTCATTTTACCCTCGAGGGTGTCAAGCATCTTCTGGATAGCTCCGATACTTGATTCAAACTTCTTCTCGGGGATAGCATCTGCCCATTTAGATATCCAGTTCTGAATATCCTCTGAGCTTGTCTGGAAAGATGTTACACTCTCGGAGAGTGCCTTATCAATCAGTGGTGCACCCTCTTGTACAGCTTGTACACCCTGATTCATAGCACCTTGAAGTGTGTCGCCCAGCTTCTGAAACTCGTTCATAGATGAATCGATGGCATTCTTCATTCGGTCTGAGCCTGCTTCAAAGCCCTGAGTGTCAAGGTCTGTGCTGACAACTACCGAACCGTCAGAATATCCACTATCCGCCATGATTACACCTCATTTCTTATCTAAGCATATTTTTCAATCTTTCCTTAGCAGCCTTTTCTTCTTCGGAGAGTTTTGGCTTGATCTCGCACAGCTCGCGGTTCGCATTCCAGAACTCCTTCTCGGTCTTATCGAGAGGGGTTTTGCGGTTCTTTTTCTTCTGCCTGAGCCGCAGTACAGAGCCGAACACACCGTCTGTTGATATCTCCATGAAGTAGCCCATGAACGTCCACCAGTGAAGGTATTCAACCGACCTTGTCTCGAATCCCGCTATCTTGTTGATAGCAGGAAACAAGATACTCTCGTCCTGCTCCCAGTCCATTGTGCGTGCACTTCCGGGCTTTTTCTTGCCCTCTGGCATACCGCAGTCAATGAACTCCAATGCGGCCTTAAAAGCCGCTTCGTAGTCGCTCTCGGGCATTTCGTCAAAGCCCTCATAGAGGATGTGCAGGCAGATGTATATCTTCTCTGCGTTATCAATATTCGGGTCGTTGAAAGCAACGATAATTTTCAGGATATCTGCGAAGTGTGTCCTGATATCCCATTCCTCACCATTGACGACTAAGCTTCTCGGAAGCTCACCTATCATAGCTTATCAAGCCTTTCTGTGCTTACCGGGTGCTGACTTGTAGCCCTTAGTATAACCGCTTATGCGCTTCTCAACGCCCTTAACGCTTCTCTGGAACTGTGCAGCTATGAACTTGCCTACGCTGTCAAGTGCGTTTTCACAGTAGAACATACCGCTGTCAAGGGGAGAGAATGGGTGCATACTGCCGAAGAAAGCTTCGGAAAGATTACCGTTGAACAGATAGTCGCACAGCTCATACAGCTTGCTTTCGCATTCCTTCAAGGTCTGCATCTCAATGTCTGAATCTGCTGTACCATCTGCATTGATGTTGATGTTTTCGAGAGGTTTGAAAACATCGGGCACTTTCTCGATGATCTCATTGTATCTGTCGATTATGCCTATATCCGTAGGTCTGAAATAGAACTTGCCTATCTCAGTACCGAGTGTATTAGTTATAGGAATAGCCCTCATACCATCGTCTACTGTGATATTGAGAGCTGCTGCATTTGTGTTTATTTCATTGGTTTTGGTGATAGCGTTCATAATAACTAGCCTCCGTCATAATTATCAATTATTAGTTACTATTGGTTACTATTGGTTACTATTGGTTACTGTCTGGCTTGCTCCCTCCGGCTTAGTTGCCTGAGGTGGGAGTAAATGTGCCTGTTGAGGGGTTGAAAGAACCGGATACTCTGTTACCGAGATTGTATACAGAGAACGGAATCTGAACACCGGAAGTGTCACCACCGATAGACTTAGGTATCAGTGCAACATCCTCACGATATGCCCATACAACAGTACCTGTTGTGTCATACAGTACATCGATCTTGGTAGTCTTGCAAGCCGCGCCTGTCTTTCTCTCGTTAGCGATCTCTGCAAGCTTTTCCCACAGAGCACTACCCTCAGTAGCATAGTAAGGATCCACATCGGACTGAACCTCATAGCCCTTGTGGTCTATGGACTGTTCGCCCTTAATGTTCTTCTTGATCTCTACATCGGGGTTAAGCTCCTCGTTGTACTCTTCCAGATCGTCACCCAGTCTGGTATAGGCGGGTGTCTCGCCGTTAAATGTTTCGTCAACGTAGTGCGCAAGGTATTTACGCTCTATCTTATCTGCCATTGATTACCACTCCTTTTCACTTTACACGATAACGTGATCTGCGAATGCTGTATTGTTATCAATCAGTACAGCACCGTCAAGTGCATATACCGTATTGATAGGCGTGAAGGTCTTGGTGCTGACATCGAATATACCTTTCACGCGGTTACCTCTGCTGTAAATACCGAATGGTATCTGTATGCCTGAGGTATCACCACCCACAGAACTAGGTATTACCGTAACGTCCTCACGGTACGCCCACACTGTTGACATATCTTCCCTGAGGAGCACATCAATCTTAGTGGTGTTACAAGCATCACCTTTAATTCTGCGGTTCGCTATGGTTGAGAGGTTGACAAAGAGCAGGCTGCCGTATTCCGCATAGTAGGGGTCTACGTCTCCCTCAGTGTCATACCCGCTGTGTCTGATGTTCTGTTCACCAAGTATGTTGGTCTCGAACTCTACGTCAGCATTGAGCTCGTCTGAATACTCTTCAAGATCATCACCGAGCCATGCATACTGCTTAGCTCCGAAACCTTCATCTATATAGTGCGCAAGGTATTTGCGCTCGATTTTGTTATACATGGGCTATACCTCGCTTTATAACTGTTATTACTGGTTAGTGTCGTACTCATATTTGTACCGCACAAGGATTGATACAAGCCAGTCCTCAACGCCGTCCTGATATGCAGCGTTGCAGTGTGCGGGAGTACTGCGTGCTATGTTTGTGATTATTCGTCCCTCGTCAAGCTCTGGGTAGTCGTGCAGCTGTACTACGGAACCGCTGACCACAATAGGCTGTTTTTCGAGCCACTTTCCGAGGGTATCAAGGAACTCCTTGACCGCGAGCTTCTGTGTCTCACTTTTCACAGCAGCCCTGTATATGACATTGAAAGGGTACGCGCATTCAAGTCTCACATGACCTGTTATACTCTCTTTCCTTGAAAGTATCGCAGCTCCGCTTGTCGGGAAGAAGCCGAGCCCTGACTTATCCTCTAGGGTCGAGAACTTTATCTTTTTACCATTCAGTGCAGGAAATTCGTTAATCAGCTCCATGAGCGCCGTGCTGATTATCTCCGAGCCCTGAACATCTATTGGTCTTTGTGCCATTATGCACCACCCTTTATTATTCTGTCACATTCCGCCACCCATGCAGGGAGGTCTTTGTCTTTTGCGGGTTGAAACCACTCTGCCTGAGCCGTAGGCTGTGAATAGTTCAGCCGCCTTTCCGTAGGTACAAGAGTTGCACCTTTGCGGAAACGTAAACCGATCTCTACGCCGTTACGGTCATGTATCAGTGCCGGGCCTTTGCCTGTCACCGAATCGACCATTACCCGACCGCCGTACTGATATCTACCATACGGACCCGGGAACACAACTTTACGTCCGCCATCGTCAACGTAGGAGCGTTGCTGCAGGCTTCCGGTAAGCAGCGGCATAAACACCTTACTGCTCACGAGAACCGCTTCACCGAGCCGCTGTTGAGCTCTGGCGAACCTTTCAGGATATGCGGAGAGATCAACGTTGATATCGACCTGCACCATGCCTTTGACGAACGCCGCCTTACCTGAGATAGTCCAGTTAGGCATTTACCTCACTCCTATCTCAAAATGCGGTATGAGCTCGTAGTAAACAGCTGTAGCTATCTGGTGCACGCCATCTCGTGTGCTGTTGATATCATCATAAAATCCAGTCTCATAGTCATCATCGTATATAGGCTCTGTGCTTTCGTACTCACCTATCAGAATGAAGTCCGTCTGAGGTTGGAATGTTATGACGGATTCCACACCGTCCGCGAGAGCTTCATACGCTTTCGGGCTCACATACGGCAGCACCGAATTGTCTGCCGCTATGATCTTGCTTGCATTGGTCTGTATCAGCACCGTGCCCATGTCGGAGTTAGTATTGCCGCTCTGGGCTGTGGCTGTTGCTCCGTCTGATATTCCAACGGCATCTACCCCATGCAGTACGTGTGGATAGTAATAACCATCCTTGAAGTTGAATACCGTGATAGTATCTCCGAACATATCAGTCCACCCCCGCATACAGCAGATTAACGCCGTTGGCATCGGGCACATTGGCAAGGTAGGTCTCCACGATGTATCGTGTGTAGCTATCCTGCGCCGCTGTGTTGCTTGCAGCCGCTGAATAGATCGAAGCTGTGCCGCCTGTTGCATATGATACCGATTCTTTGCCGCTGCTTATCGAAGCTATTGCCCCGGTTACCCTGCCGTCAGAATTGGTACTTGCTGCTCCCGCTCTGCGCTGTGTATCGATGTAGCAGAGGGCATCGGCAACAGCACACACAGCTTTCTTTACTCTGATAGCATCTGCTTCCACCTCTGGGAAAGCCGTTTCAAGCCTGCGGAATGTGATAGTATCAACATAGTCCGAAGCTCGGTCAAGCCACTTGTTAGCGTTAGCAGCTGTCAGCGCATCGCCGAGATATGTGTCGGTGTAAAAGCTATAATCTGCGTACATTGCCTTTGCCCTCCTTCATCACTTTTTCTTGGACTTGTCCTCAACTGCTTCTGCAGCAGTATCAGGTGCTGTGGTCTCGGCAGGAGCTGCGGTCTTAGCAGCCTTGCCGGGCTTGTACACCTCATACATGGGGCTCTCGTTATAAAGCCCCTCTACATACTTATTCGCGGGTTTGAGGATAGTACCTGTTCTCTTGTTAATGAAAAGCATCGTTAGCCCTCCTTATTCTGTTGATGTTATAGGTGCCTGCATCGTGAGATATACTGTGCGGGTAGGTGGCGTTGCAGGCGGTACATATTCAACATATACATCGGGCTGTTTCAGCCATTCTGCTATAACGAACTCGTTGGTCGATTCAACGACCGCGCCTGTTAAGAGGTTAAGAAATGTCATGGTACCCGCTCCTTATCTTAGTTGCCTTCGCTAGGCTGTGTGAAGTCTGCGCCGAAGATCAGGTCAGGGGTTACTGCCTTAGTACCGTAGTGGTAGAACAGCTCAACGCCGACAGCTTCGGAGAGAGGTATCTTCTCAGCTACGTACTGCTCCATCATAACAGGCTGTGCTACTGCACCCTTTACCATGAGCAGGATATCGCAGCCGACAGGCAGTCTGGTGCTCGAGTTGGTCTCTACGCCATGCCATACGTAGAACTCTTCGACACCTGTGTCCACGTTGCTTCTCTCGCACTTGTCGAGGTGGTTTCTGATCTTGCCGTAGTACTCGGTAGAGAGAACAAGGCTCATCATATCACGAGGTACACCGTCAACGAAAGAGTTGTGTGTATTCTCGCATTCCTGGATGATCTTTTCGAGGATATCAGCAACATCTGTCAGACCGTACACGTTTACTGCGGTAGCGTTGGTGTTAGCTTCTGCGAAGAAAGCTCTGTCGAGGGCTGTTGCTACGGTCAGAACGTGGTTGTTAGCACGTCTGTCAAGTACGTTATCAACAGAGTACAGTCTAACGTCCTTAGCTTCCAGTTCCTCTACGATCTCCTTGTCCTGGTCGATAGCAACAGTAACAGGCTTTGCCTTAACTGCTGCGCCCTTGCCTGCGGTTCTTGCGGAACCATAGCTTGCGGAGGTAGCGTTGGTGAAACGTCTGCACTCTACGGTACCCGAAACAGGGTCGCCGCTCAGCTCCTGGTTCTTGATCTTGTAGGACAGAGTGTTCTTCTGAATGTTCTCGATAACTACGCCGCTGAGCTCAGCCAGGTAGTCATTGGCTGCGGGAGAACTGCCGTCGATAAGAATGTTAAGAGATTCAATTTTCATACTATATCCGTTCCTTTCAGTTTGGTATTACCAAACCTTGGGGATTTCCTTTTTCGTGTCGTCCTGCGGTTTAGTCTGTCCGAGGGGAGCAACAAAAGAGGGTGCATCTCCTTCGAGTTTGGTCTGTTTTTCGGCTGCTGCCTTTTCATCTGCTGTCTGATACAGTGATGCGTCCTTAGCCTTTGCCGCTTTCATGAAGTCGTCAAAACCAAAGAAAGAATTATCTTTCCAGGTCAGACCACTGTCTGCTGACATGAGCTCCGATGTAAGAGCGGTTCTTGCATAGGGTGATGTAACACCGTATTCATCAAGCTTCTTTGATATCCAGTCTTTCTGATCGCGGGCAGTTATCTGTGCTTTGAAACTGTTCTCTGCATCTTCTGCCTGCTTCTTGTACTTCTGGATTTCTGCCTGCATTGTCTCGGGTGTGTTGTCCCCGAACTTTGCAAGGGTGTCATTTGCCGCATTGAGCTGTGTGCTCAGGTTGTCCCTCTCTGCTGTAATGTCGCTGTTGCTCTTAGTGAGCTCGGCGTTAGTCTGCTGTAATGCAGCTATGTCCTTACCGTGCAGAGCGAATACGCTTTTAACCTGTTCATCTGTCAGTCCAAGTGCTGTTAATTCTTCCGTTTTCATGCGGAATACCTCCTTGTAATATCGTTAGGCGTTTTAGGTCGTTGCCATGACCTGATATCTGCTATGTTAAGGCTCATAGCTGCCAATAGTAGACCGAAGAGGAATCGAACCTCTAACCTCTGACTTATAAGGTCAGTGCTCTAACCAATTGAGCTATCAGTCCGTATCACCTACTCAGGCGCTCTGTGAGCGCCCTTTTGGTGTGGAGGTGGGGGATATTCATGCGCCTGCGCCCTAGTTGGGTGTAGAGGGGTTTCTAGTTCGCATAAGGCGTGTGTATTTAGCGTTTTCAAGTCGGTCATACTGCTTTTTCAGGTTGTTGGTCTTGCAGAAGTCGTTGTATGCTTTCATGTGCTTCTTCAAGAGGTTGACCGCTTTGTCATAATCGGCTTGATACTTCTCACGTTCACTTGCAGGACAGCTCCTGAGTGCTTCGTCCCTGCCTACTACGTTCTCTTTGTCGCGCCTGATCTTGCGCTCCATAGCTCTCTGCTTCTGAGAGAGATCGTAAGCCTTTTGGTTCTCTTCGGTGTCGAACTTCTCATAAGGATTGTGTCCGAGAATACCGGGCCCGAAGCTGTGCCGGCAGTTCCAACCGCACAAGCCCTCGCCTGAGCCGTAGCCGCACACATCGAAGTTCGGCAGTTCCTTTGTCTTGCCAGTCCTGCTGTACTGCTTAGCCTGCCACCAGAAGTGGTTACCAGGGTTATGACCGCCGTCACCGTATCGGGCACCCATGTGTCCTGAGACCTGGATAACATCATGCTCATTGTCAATCATGCCCTGCAGTGATATGTTGCCGCACGCTTGCGCTGTGCCTGTTCTCACCGCTCTGAGCGTTGCTACCTCGATAGTGTCTTTGTGGTAAACATACTGACCACTGGGAGCATCACCGTATGTGATAGTGAGCTGTGTTGTACACAGTTTATCGACTGCCTGCCTGACTGCTTCCTGATAGGACGTAGCACCTGTAACAACTTTCATGTGCGCTTCATCGAGAAGTCCGATAAACCGCTGCTGCGAGCTGTGTGCTGTTGTCCTGGTCAAGTTGTGGAATGTACCATAGGTGCGCTGCATTGTGTCCTGCATGATCTGCACCATTCGGGGGAGCTCGTTGATAGGCAAGGTCTTTTTGCCCTGCGATTCATAGATAGCTCTGTCTGCATCCCAAGCTGTAATACCTGCATCCTCGAAGATAGCTGCTATCTCTCGGTCTGCTTTACCAGTCCACTTTGCAAGCTTGTTCTTGACAGCTTCATAGTGTGCATTAGCTTCTTTCAGCACTTCTAACTGCCAGACATCTGACTGGGACAGCTTGAAAGGATCCTCGTGCTTTAGCCGCGCCATTAATCGGGAGACTATGTCTTTCAGTATGAAAGTATTGAGGTCGTCAATCAATGGCTGCATAGGCTCGATAAGAGCATCTATTTCCTCAGGAGTTAGCACTAATCATCACCCTCTGCGGAGAGCTGCTGTTGGAACAGCTGTACTTCTGCATCAGCTATCTGCGCTTCTGCTATCATAGCCTTTGCTTCTTCCTCGGTCATCTTTTCAAACTTCATGAGGTATACCCACTTAGGCACCCACCCCTGCATAGCGTACATACGCCAGTTCGCTTTATCTTCCTCGTAGGAGTATGTGATATCACCGAAAGCAAACTGCAGCTCGTATTCACCAAGCGGTGCAAGGTTCATGAGAGTTGCTATCTTATCAGCACCCTCAATAGCCTGTTCAAGTGCGGCCTGCAGAGCATCGCGGTCGTCCTTAATGGTCTGTATGGTATCTCGGTCGTCGCTTTCTATCTGGGTAGCGGTTACCATGCCACGCTGTCCATCGAGAACGAATACGCCCTCAGAGAAACCGCAC